GTGGCCTTGTTTTTCTAATAAATTTGCATAAGTCGTATTTTGCGACTTAATTGCATTTTTCATACTATGTAAGATTACAGTATAAACTTGATTTTGAAAAGCCAAAGCCTGCTGTTTGATATGCTCTGGAGCAGACTCAGAATAATCGCATATTTTCTTTGTTGCCTGAGCCGCCCAAAACTCTGGATCATGTCCTTTGTTTTCAGTGGTTGTTACACCCACACTGCCTAATGCAAAATCGCTTTTTACACTCATCCTTTGTAGGGTTCTGGTGGAGCAATGTCTTCATTTATTTTTAAACCATGCTTTTCTAATTCATCATTTATTTCATCGTATGGCCCAATAATAAATTTACCCTCATGCGGTATCGCAACTAATGGTTTATCTAATCTATGAAAACCATACAGCTTTTCATTTGCTGGCACGTTTGAATCTAATACTGTAGATCTGCCGCTAATACCAATCAGTATGTCAGCTGCCATACATTTGCTAACCCAAAACTCAACACAAGCTCTACCAGCTTCTGCAAAGTGCATGTTTTCTTTGTAAGAAAAATCAATACCGAATAAATCTAGTTGTCCAACTTTATTATATAAAGCAAAAGCTATTGCATAAGCTACGGTATTATTTAAGTATGCACACTGAGTTGCATCACAAACTTCTTGCAAAGGATACATTACTGGATTTCTTATTCTTGGATCTAACTCACAAGTATAAACAGGCGCACTAGAATTTGTTAATACTTCGCACATAACAGGTGTTTGTGAACCAGCATCATTACTATCAAAAAACCTGCTTGCAGGATCTAACATAAAGATTCTATCTGGTGGGTAAACAGCTGCTGCTGAATTGATACACCATACCTCGTCCCAGGTACGGCCATTTTCTCTGCCTATGGCAAAATCAACTTGTGATATGCCAAGTCCTATTAGAGCAATTTTCTTGCCCTCTAAAGATTCTATTCTACTCATTAGCTTACGCTAGATCGGACTGAATCGTATCTGTATTCGTCGCGTGTTCCACGACCTTCGGATGTATTTTTCATTCTGGCTACCGCCTCCTTAAAGCGTCCCTCTAATTGCATAACAACGTCAGATGGCTCTTTAAGAAAAATTGCACCCTCTACCAAAGAACCATATAACAAAGCGTCAGAATAGTCTGTGGATAAGAATGTCGTGCCAGAGTCGCTACCAGCAGTCAATGAGACTGGTTTATGTAAATAATGAAGTTCAATCGTATAGTCCGAATCGGGCATAGGTGAAACTTCAAATGCCGCATCATCAAATAATGAGTAATATTTCGGCTTGGCCCTTGTGGTACCAGACGAATATTCCTTAATAAATGAAGGATGTTTAAAGTCTAAGTAATCGTATGTGTCTGAGCTTATTACAGCCAAACTCATAGGAGCATAGAAATCTGTTGGTGTAGCCAAGAATCTGTTGCCAGTAGTTACTGTGCCCTGGACGTTTTTTCTTTGTTCTGGTAATTGAACAAATGAAAATATACGATCCTCAGCTTCTTGTATAAAAGTTGGTAACTGATTTGTAAAAGTAGTTTCAGATACTTCCAGATAGTCTTGAATTGCTGTTTTAAGTGTGCCGTATGTAAAACTCATGTTGTTACCGTTACCTCGCCTACGCTAGTAGAAACTGAAAAAGTAGTTAAAACCGATCCCAGCTTTCCATCGCCTACATTAGTATAAACTAAAAATTTTGAATTATCGTCAGCTTTATCTGGTCTAGCATTTTTTACAGCTTGCGGATCATCTGGAGCTGGTTTTGGTTCTAACTGTGGATGTTTAGGATCCCACTGATCTGGGCCGACTAATAAGCCATCCCAAGTTTTACGCATGTCCTGGAGCTTATATCTAAAACCAGATATATCACAAATGCCATAAGAAAATTTACCAGATGCGAAAGCCATTATGCGTTGTTATAACTCCTCAGACTAGGCGATACTCTAAATGATGCTCTGTCCTCGTCTGTAGATAAAGCTCTTTGGAACTCTTCTTCGTATAAACTTTTTAACATACTGGTTCTATCTGGCGCTCTTTTTAATGAAATGTAGTAAGCCAAGCCAGCTGCTAAACATGGATAAAACCTAAATGGCATGTCCATGGTATTTGCACCAGCGTCGGCATCATCCATTCTTGTAAGAACATTCATGTAAACCGTATAGGTGCTAGTTTTATCTGGTACGGGCCATACTGTTAATGTTGGTGTGGTTTGCTTATCTATTAAAAATTGATTTGGCTTACCTGTGCTTGATTTTGTTGTTATGTGTGAATACTCAGCTCTACTTAATCTGGTCATTGGAAGGTCTGTTGTTTCGGATCCTTGAGTTTCTCTTATGTAAACGTCCAGAACATCAATTGGAGCTGTAGCGTTGGTGCTATCTATATTATATGTGCTGGTTCCTTGAACCATTGCAACTGTTTTTTCTTTAACAGTCCATTGGTTTAGGCCTCTGTTGGCCCACTCTGCAAGCATAAGATTGAGACTTCTGTTTGCGCTTTTAAGATCATAACCAGTACGAAGTTCAAGGCCACAACGCTCAAACGCTTCTTCAACGTAATCCGCTACATCTAATTCAAAGTCTTTGCTTCCAGATAATGCCATAATTACTCTCTATCTTCGTTCGAGGCATACAAATTGTCAAATGTCTTGACTGGATCTGTATAACTCTCGTGTGCCTCAGCAGAATGGATCCATTGTGATGGTGCAAAATCTGGTGCGCCTTCACCCGTTCTCCATAAAGCTGGATTAGTTGCTCTTACTCTGTTATTGGGTAGAGCCACAAAATTGCCAGTATATTCACCAGCATCCGTCAAATATAACACATGTGACTGTTTATGTTGAGCAGGATCATCTGCTATTGAGTGATCGGTATAATCAACCGTAAACATATATTTTCCCATATAAAACTCACCGTCTATTTTACAATACCAGGGACTTGAGCTGACTCTGTCTAAAGAAACCACGCTATGATGATGGCTTAGACAATCCCATGGTTGAGCTAAATGATCTTCCATAGGCTTTGGCCACTCTTGCAAAGGAACGTCTGCTATAAGAGCTTGTATTGGCATCCTAGCCCACATTGCTCCTCCGTGTACATTATCATCTGGATAACCCTCAAAATCGGTTTCACATCCAGTAAAAACTACCTGGAAGGACAAAGATCTATCTGGAATCGTGTTTACTGCAAATGCCAAAGCATGCAAATATTCACCATGACCATGTTGATGGTTGGTTGTAAATTCTTTTCTTACCCAGCATTTAAACTGCGGTATATTTGATATTAAATACGCCACCTTATTTAATAAAAAATTTTATCTAGCTTTAGGTGAAAATTTTTTTGCTGGTTTCTTTTTCATGGCTTTAGCTAGAGACTTTGTTTTGCCACCACTTACTGGTGATAATCCCGCTTGCAATTTAGCCAAAATAGATGCGGGCATTTTATCCATACCAGGATTAGCCTTTACTTCGGCCTTTGCAGCTCCGCCCATAGACATATATTTAGTGCCTTTTGCAGCTCCGCCCATAGACATATATTTAGTACCTTTCATAGCACCGCCGCCTGCTTTATATTTCGTTCCTTTCATTTTAACTCCTTCCAAACAATCCCATGTTTGAACTTTTTATTATCTTACCACCTTTTGCGGCAAAAGTTTTTACATTTGTTGGCTTACCACCAACGCCTTGTTTTTTAGATCGCTTACGTCGAACCGCTGATTTTTTTTGTGATTCTGTCATGCTAGCAGCTTTAGCAGCTGGCACACACTTTGGATATTTGCGTTTAGATCCTTTAGTTTTAGATCTACCGCATTTATTAAAACCCCCACCTTTTTTTGGAGATCCAATATCAACCCAATCTTCTTTGAACCACTTAGTTAAACTCATTATTAACTTCTGGGTACTTTAGTCTTTTTGCGTTTGCTTTGCATCATAGCGCCACAACCTCTGCCCTGGACCATCATCACTTCACCACCATTACGCATGAAACCCATTTTGTTTCTTACTTTAGTTGGTAACTTTTTAAGTCCTTTGTTGTCTGTTGGTATTGGTTTTAATTTACTCATTTCTCCACCTTCGGCAGCTTTTTTGGCACCTTTGTAACCACCACCGCGTTTTTTATATGTTTTTACTAACCAGGCATTTGCATAAGCACTCGGATACACGTCAAATTTACGTTTAGCCTCAGACTTAACCCTAGAGTACAAACTAGGATTTGTTACATTGCTTGGTGTTTTAGATTTTTTATCTGCCATTTAACACTTCCATCTACGTCTTGCTTGACGTATTCTTGAATTAGGATCATTCCTAGTTTTTGCTGAACTCTTCTTTAATTGTCCTGCGGATCTTGCACAATAAGATTTACGTCTTTTTGCGGCCTTACTTCCTTTTTTAACTTTGCCTGTTACAGCTGTTTTAAGTTTAGATCCAGGATTCTTCTTACGATAAGCAGCAACACCCTTTTTGGTCATTCCCGCTCCACTTTTGGTAGAGCGGTAATTACCGCCTTTGCCTACTGTTTTAGCTATTGGTTTAGCTTTTTTTTTAGGCTTTGTTACCGCCATTCTTAATAGTTTTTATTAAGTACCAATATAATCGAGTAGCTATCGCCACTTGAATGGCCAGTCGTTGTAAAATCAATATCACCAGTGACGCCAGATCCAGCGTTATTAGGGATACCAGAAAATAGATCGTAATATTCATCACCCGTACTATCAGCAGGTAACCCAAGAAGCAGGACATTGGTGGACGCATCAAACTCTAATTTGACACTCATTCCAACTGTTGCCCAATATATTCTTGCTACCGATACAGAAGTACAAGTTTGCCCTGCGCTATTTTTAGTAAGCGCAGAGACATCTACTTTTTTTACAGCCGACTCACCAGTGCCGTCAGACACATTGGTAAATTTTAAAATCGCGGTTTTCTCACCATCTTGAATGGTTTGTGAAGTTACTGCGTCAGCCATGTTTTACTCCTTAAAGTTCAGTTGAGCTAGTACGTTCTTTTAGAGCGTGTACATAGTCTATTGTCATAGTCTTTGCAGCTGCTGCTCCATTTTGAATACCAAAGCTAACTGTTAATTCTTCATCATCTGGTGCATTAGTGTTGACTACCGTGCCAGCTAATACATTGTTTTGATAAACATGAAACTTTTGATCTTTAGGATTATATAAATAACCAACAGTCATAAAAGTATCATCTGCAACAGCATTTGGTAGATCTAAAGTAGATTGCGTACCATTTTTTTCTACAACAAAAGTAATAGTTGTAGATCCGTCACTTTTAATAAAGAATACACCGTCTGAAACATCTAATGGTGTTGTATCGGTTATTTGTAAACCGCAAACAATGTCAGATTGAGTAGCGTCGTTTGTTTTAAACCTGGAGTAAAATCCTAGTTGTTTTCCAGCTTCATATTTAAAGCCTTCTTTTACAAGTTGTAAAAAGTCCAGATCATTGTCTCCAGCAGCGTTTGTTAGCAATAATAAACCGCCATCGCCATCTGCAAGAGCCTCAGTTGCTGAACCAGTGCCAGCTTCTGTAGTTGTAATAGTCCAATCCGAAGCTAGGTATGTATCAAAATCATTAAAGTAATCGTGATACTTGTGCTTGCTCGGTTGCTTTACGAGTCCTTCGGACCCAGTTGAACTGACGTTGGTAACGCCAGAGGTAAAATGCGTAGTCATAAACAGCCTCCATTTAATGTGCCATTGCGAACACCATGTCCGCAACATTCATAAGTACAGTATCGATAATACCTTTTGGCTGTTATTTGTGCAACTAGGAACCTAGTTTATTAGATCTTGCAGCTGCGCAATAGTGTCAGCTGCATTTTTGTGGAGAATACCTATACCACCTGCATCGATCCAGGCGTTTATGTTTTTAGGCCTGTCGTCAATAAGTACAGAACCAGGTTTTGCATAGGCTGCTTTTTGCTCACCTTTAAATGTACAGGTGATAACGACTCCTGGATCTACATGTTCTCTGATCCAGGTGGTTTTGTCTTGTGCTACTTTTTTTCTGTTCAGCTCGCCAGTACAAGTTAGGATCTCCCAGTAAATACCAGTATCTTTAATGCCGTCAATCAGATCTTGCATATCAGTCATAGGCGGTAGATCTTTAAATAAACCTTTATTACTAAGTGCAATTTTATTGTCGTCATACAAGTTGTCAGTCAAAGGGCCATTCAAATACTTTGGACCTTGAACGCCCTGGACGAAGTCAGCTAAGACTCCGTCCATGTCAACAAATATTCTATTTATTGGTATCATTATGCAATCCCATTTTTAACCAAACACTCACCATAAATATGGTTGGCATAATTGTTTAACTTATTTTTAATTTCTTCTTGCCTAGCATCTCTTTTTGCCTTTTCTTCTTGATCCATCATTGTTGTATTAACAATCTCAACCTTTACAAATTTCTGACAATGCATAATTGTTTTAGCCTCGCAAATCTTAGCTCTTTGAGCATCGGTCAACTTGGTAACATCAACTTTGTTTTGGAAATGCGCAAGACTTTCTTTGGTGGCCCACTGAGGATCCATACCAATAGTCTTGATATGTCCATCTTCGTTCTCATAAAGAACCTCAATACCGCTATAAGTGCTCTTTTTCACAGCGCACCATTTGTCAGTCTTTGGATTAAGAGTCTGATAACAAAGTCTGTCACCTCTTTTAGTTGTCTCAATCCAATACTTTCTCTTGGTTCTCAGTTTGTATCCCCAAGGATAATCCTCAACCACAACCGCGTTATCAGCTGAGTCTTTATTGTAAATTATATTCTCTATCATTACGCTACCCTCCCGTTTGTTTCGTGGCTTGGCCACATGCTTTGGTTGATGATCATATCAACCGTGTTTTTATCTAAGCCTTGATCAGTGTTCCAGGCATCAATCTTTGCTTGGTCCCAGTTCGCATGATTACCAGCGTTAAAATCAACCAATTCATGGTACCCACCTTCATAGTCGACCACAGCAACAGTGCCTGGCAAACTAATATCAGTCCCGTCGTACAACGCAACTCTTTTACCCTCTGCTTTTTTTATATCAGCAAAGTAATTTATTTTATTAACATCCATTAATCTAACCCTCCTTCTTTTATCATTTTTAAAAGATCTTGTTTCTTTTCTTCCATGAAGATCTCACCACATGGTTCGCAAAGAACTTTGTCGTAACAGAACTGGATTTTGTTGTTACCTCCAGCTGCGTCACCACCACATTTTTCACATACTTTGCCATCATTGGTGCATGCTGCATCAATAATGTCATTACTACTTACTACATAATTAGCCATTCTTGCCTCCGTTTTTGTTTTTAATTTCAATTCCCACATAACTAATATACTAAAATATGCAACTAATTGCAACTATTTACACATAATATATTGATTTATTTTAGGCAAAAAAAAGGGCCAGTTAAGGCCCTTTAAATTGTAATACTGAGTAATAAAGTGTATTACGACTTCAAATTATGCACCTTGAGATCCGTAAATTCCTCTCCAATCAGAGAAACCGAATGAATATCTCTCTCTCGCTTTATATCTGATATTGCCAGTAGAAAAGTCTGGTTCCATAGAAGTCTCCATTGGAGATCTTTGGAACATTTTTAGACCTTCGCCTGCACTATTTACAGATGTAAGGATGAAGAAAGCATCTGGATCAGTAAGATAATGGTTGACGCTATAGCCACCAGGTAAAACCCCAGTGTTTTTAATAGCGTTAATGTCATTATCAGCTGTACCAGATCTTTGCTGAGAGTTTAAGATTCTGTCAGCAACAAACACTAATTGTGGTGGAACCACAAGTTTGTCAGCTTGGACAGAAATAGTTAAACCTCTATCATCCGTGAAAGTTGAAATATCAATCAATGCGTCTTCTAATGAAGCCTCATTTAAGTCAGCCATAGTAGTAGCTCTGTTCGCAGCTGTTCCACCACCAGATAGTGTGTGGGCAGTGTTAATAAGTGATACTCCATCGCCTCCTGTGAAGCTAGATGAGAAAGCATTATTTAAAACATCAGCGCCTTTAACTTCTTTGGTGTTAGCCATAGATTTTGCTAATGCTTTAACGTATCTTTTACCTAAAGAATCGTAAAGGTTATCTTCAACTGCTTCTTCTGTTAAAGCAAACGCTAACGCAATCGTATCATGCGTGTAACGTGCACTGTAACTTTCAGATGCGTTGTCAAATTGAACCCCTTGTCCTTCAGACTTAAGTGGTGCGGAACCGAATCCAGTTACTAAGACCTCTTCTTCAAATGCTCTATTTGAATCCTCGATAACAAAAATATCTTCATATTCTCTCTCGTAGGAATCATAGGACATCCCAAAAAGTGCGTTTAGACCAGGCTCTAGCTCTTTCGCTAATTGTGCTCTTGAAATTGCCATTTGTTAGCCTCCTTATGCTAAACCAGCACCTTTTTGTCCACAGATATGATTCTGTATGACACAAAGGACGTTAGTATTTGATGATGCAACATCATCGTTATCGGGATCCTGGGAAATATCCAGTGCTTTCAGTGGTAATGTAGCTGTAGTAGCTCCAGTAGTCACGTCTAGCTCTAGGTTTGAAATCCCAGACGCTGTGCTTCCGACTGGTGAACCTTCAACAATCTCGAAATTACCAAACAGATCAGCCACTGGAAAAGCGGCATCTGCTTGTATTTCAAAGACTACGTTAGGATCATCAATCACACTAGCTACTATATCAGAAGCAGAAATGCTCCCTGGATAGTAGTTTTTAAAGACTTGTTCGCCAGATGTTGGATCAGTGTAAGAAACACCGTTAAATACTCCGACAATCGGAACAGTACCAGATGCGGCGTGTCTTCCAATAACACCAGCAGTAAGCTGCGTTACCAAGTCTCCTTGGAATATTGGTGTTGTTGCTCCACTAGCAATTCTATATCTGGATTGTCCACCAGAATAGGGTGCTCCGCTCATCATGCGAACAGGTTTACATCCAAATGCGCTATCTTTATTAGCCATTTTTATATTCTCCTATTTTAATTACTTTTTTCCAAAAGTAACATTAGACTTTCTATCTGCATCATACTTAACGTACCTGCCATCTCTTCTGGATTCTGTAAACATATTATTGTCTAAAGCCTCTTTTTTAAGACGGGTTTGATCTTCGTAATAAGCATTACGTTCTTCTTTGGTTTCGGTAGGTATTTTTGCTAATAGCAAGCCTTCACTATAAACAAGACCAGCATGTCTTCCTTCGTCAGCTGTAGGGTAAGAAAATTCACTAGGGAGATCGGTTCCTCTTACGAGTTCCCATCCTTCTCTAATTCTTCTGCTTACGTTAGCTTTATCCTCTTGACCAAGCATGGATTCTCTTATCCAACGATATTCGTATCCTTCTGGTGGTGGAGGTGTTTCTAGTTTTCTTACTGGTCGCCATGGTTGTCTACGAGTATTTTTAGCGTGCTGCTCGGACTCACGAGAATTTCTGGTTTGTGTTATTTCTTTTTCAGTTGTCATTTTGCCTCCCTAGATGCAATGCGTTGTTTTTCTTTAGCAACGGATTTTAGCCAGGCATCTTCTGTCATGCCATGTGGCTTTAGTCCACGGAGTCTGTCAACTTCATTTTTTGAAAATTGCACACCGTTCTTTTTGCCTTGTGTTTTTTGCCGACTTCCTGGGGAAGTGGAGGCGACTCTTTGCACAGCGGGTCTGCCCTCACTTTGTTCAGCATTATCAGATCTTAAATCTGGATAAACTTTATAAACTCTATTATTCAACTCGTTATAATATTCATTTGAATCTGGCTCAAAACCTTCATTAACCAAATTTACATGGGTATATTGAGCGTATTGTGTAGCCTCTGGTTCTTCACCAAACCAATTATTTTTTGACTTCCACTCTAAAGCCTCTTGCGTTGGTTGTACCTGGGCCTGTTGTTCTTGCACAGGTTGTTGATAGTAATTTTGCTGTGACTGAGCGTAAGTCTGTTCAGATCTCTGTTTTGCAATTCTTACTTTTTCTTTTTGAATAGAAACTTCATTTTTTAAACTGTCAGCTTTTGACATAAGTTCAGCATCGCCTGCACCATGAGCTTTTTTATACAACTCATTAGCTTCACGCTCTTTTAAATTAATGGTTTCTTCTTCTTTTGCTAATAAACTATTTTGAGATTGAACTGCTTGGTTGTAATAAGCATGCACTTCTTGTTCTCTTTGCTGTAAAGCAGCCTCTAGTGCAGCTGCTTTTTCTTCGGCAGCTCTTTTTCTCTCATTTAGTTTGTTTATTCTTTTTGATACACCTTTAGTGTAATTTTCTAGTTCGTCGTCGCTTGAAGCCTCATTAGAAACCTCTTGTGATTCAGTAACTTCTACCTCAATATCCTCAACCTCTGGTTGAATTTGATTTTGTTCTTGTATCGTCATAAGCTCACTATATCATCTGGATTAAGTATGGTGGCAATCACTTCATCATCGTTGATAATGCGAACCTCTGCACCGTCCTCAAGTTTAAATCTCGAACCAGAGTAGCGTCCGATTAAAACCCATTGCTTTTCTTCACACCAGGGTGAATCTCCGTATCTTTCTTTGTTGTTATAAGCTAAAGGTCCTTTTTTAACCACATAAGCTACAACTGTTGATAAGGCTTCACGATCTGTTGTTTGTTTTGTAAGAATGATTCCGCCTTCTGTTTTGGCTTTACCTGCGTATGGTAGCACCAACATTCTCCAGCCAGTTGGTTGCGGCATACGATCCAAAATTGATTGATCTAATTTTTCTGGATCTAAAACCACCGAGTCTGGTTCAACGTATGCTTCTGCTACCTTTTTAGCCATTACGTTATTTTCCTTAATATTCGTCATATATTTTTTCCCATATCACTTATTTCGTTTGCAATATAGTATAAAGCACTGAGCTCTCCTTGCAAATATTTATAATGTTCAATATCTTTTAGTCCACCAGACATTAAAGTTTCTTGTATCTGCTGTTCTCTTTGGGAGATTGATTTTTTGATACTGTCTATAACAGCTATTTCATCCATAATCTATTTAGTTTTTTTCTTTGTTGCTTTTTTGGTTGTTGTTTTTTTCTTTGCAACTGGTTTTTTTACTGTTGTTTTTTTTACAGCTGTTGTTGTTTTTACAACTTTTTTTTCTTCTACAGGTGCCTCACCATTAATAATTGCTATCTTTTTTTTAATTCTAGCCATATTTTCTTGGTGTGCTTTATCTTCTGCCTCTTGTTGTTGTTTTAATTCCATGGCTTCTTGCTCACGCAATTGTTTTTTTTCAGCTTTTAATTTTTTTTGTGCTTCTAATTTGTAAGATGTTGTCATAATATTCCTCGAATTTTATTTTCTAATTCAAATAACTTTAAATCAGCATTTTGTTTAAGTCTATCTAAAGCAACTCCAAGTTTATCATCTGCTATTTCTTTTTGCACATTTATCCTTTCTTGTTGCAATTGTCCGTCCATCATTTTTTCTTGCTGTCTTTGACCTTGTTTGGCTACAAACTGGTCAGATTCCATATTAAGTTCTTTATCTTTAAGATCTAATTCACGGTTTCTTATATCCACTAACGGATCCTCACCAGATCCCATACCAATGGATTGCAAGAACTCGTTAGCTAGTTGAGCCATAATCTGAGCACTAAATTGTTCTGTAACCATTTGTATTTGTTGTTGGATTTGTTGCGCTTCCTCTGGAGAAACTTGTTGCATTTGTCCTTGAATTTGTTGTATTTGTTGTTGTATTTCTGGTGGCATTTGTTCTTGTGCTTGTTGCATGGCCATAAATTGTAAATGTTGCATACAGTGAGAAATTATAAGCGCTTGCACCTGCGGACTTTCTTTTACAATAGTAGTTAAAAATAAACTTTTGTGCGTATCTAAATGCGCTTGATGATTTTGTTCTGGAAAAGCCTGGGCAGGTTGGCCCATCAATAAACCAGCATTTTCTAAACCTGCATCCTGTGGTTTCGGCGTATTATCTGGCGGTGGTTGTAACAAAGCATCAACATTGTCTACACCGAGAGCTGCATACATTCTTCTGTAAGCCTCATAAATACCTAAAGGACCATGTATTTCTGGGTTTGATTGCACCATTTGTAAAAGTTCTTGAGCTAAAGTAACTCTTTGGCTTTGTGAAAAAATATTAGGATCCGAGATTGGTACTATGTCAACTCTATCGTCAAAATCTTGTTGTTTTATTTCACCTGGTCCCGAACCTACTTGGTAGTTATAAACAGGAGGTAAATACTCACTAAATACTTTTGCTAATAAACCAAATTCAATTCTTTGTGCGTAATGTAGTCTTTTATGAATAGCACTCATAACTTTGGTGCCACGTTCTAACAAAGCTACAGTCGTGCCTACTGGCATAGCTTGATTCATGTCACCGACATTCATGTCTGCTATAGCAGCAAAGCGCTTGCCAGAATCTACTAAAATACCTAGTAACTGCATTAAAACATTACTTGGCTCTTTTATTGGTAGCGGTATTAAATTTTCTCTTAAAGATCCACCTGTGGTATCAATATCTCTAAATTCACCTGGTTGCAATGGCTCGTCCTCGTCTCGAATCCTCATGCCTCTTGCCTTAAAACCAGCAGGTAAATTAGCTAGTGTTCCAGCATCAATAAGTTGTCTTAAAATAGATGTAGAGGCCTTTGAAAGTCCTCCGATCATGTGTGACAAACCTAACCCATAAAAACCAAGTCCAGGTAAAAACTTATACTGTACAAAATAATTAATTTTATTTTTAAATGGATCTGTTTCTACATAGTTTCTTCTTATAGATAAAACCTGCTCTGAGTCTTCTTCAATAGTTACTATATATGGTAATTTAAGGCCAGTTGACATTCCTTCTTGATCAATATCCTCAAAGCCTTCTATGTCTAAAACAGTGTGTACTTCATAAACGGTTCTGTTTCTGTTTTCTTTATAAGAAGGTGATATGCCTTGTATTTCATCAATTGCTTCGTCTATATCGCTCATATCTTCTGATATACCGCCAGATCCTATATCGACATTTGCATAAAAACCAGATACTTGCTGTTTTTTAATTTCATTCGCAGACATAGTTATAGAATGTGTAATTCTTTCGGCTGAACTCATGTCAGCTGCTTCATAAGGAACAATAAGATCCTCTGGAGCTATAAATTTAGATACAGCTCTATTTAAAACTAAATCAAAATAGACTTTCTTAAAACAAGATCCAGCTAGTGGAAGGTAAAAAAGCATTTGATCAAGTTCTGGATCATACTCATCCATTTTATTCATTATGTAATAATTCATAAACTCTTGGACACGTTCAGCTTGATTTTCAGTCTCAATAGTACGAGCGCCAATGATTTCTGTTTTTACTGGTCCTTTTGCTGGCAACATTTCTTTATATGCTTGTGCCTGGAACTGAGTTACAGCTTCTGCCAAAATTGGGTGCACCACACCAGAGGATCCCTCAAAAGGCTGTGATCTTGTTTCATCAAACTTCATACCTAAGTATTTGAGTCCATCTGTGTATGTTTTTTCCCATTCAGATCTTGATTGTTTATCGCCTCTAATTGAGCTAAGTAAATCGCTTGCTATTTTTTCAAGTGTGATTTCATCTATAAAGTCTACTAAATTAGCATCAAAACTCATTTGTGGTGCCAACTCTTGTTGTATTTCTTGGTCTAAAAGTATTTCTTCATCATCAACCAAAATTTGTGCTGCTGCTGCAATTTGTTCGTCTCTTGTAGTATCTGGTACGATTTCTACAGAAGATCCTTGGACTTTTATATCTGGATCTTCGTTTGTTCCTAATTTATCTATAGCCATAATTAATGTAACACCTTGTTTCGTGGATCTGCTTTCAGCTCCACTTCTGTTCCTATAATAGCCTCTAATTCGCCATCAATCAAAAGGCCGTGGTATTCTGCTATGATTTTAGCTTGTGTAAAATCTTTTGCATGTATTAGTGGTCCAGAATATTCAACACCATCCCACTCAAAAGTTGTTGCGTATGTCTTAATAATAAACCGTCCTGTTCTTTTTTAGTAACTTAATTTCATCCTGGTAGTCTTCTTGTAATGATATAAAACCACCTTGACGGAAACGCATTAAAGCCATTGTAGCACTATCGCAAAAGTCGTCATAATCACCGAACGGAAATGATGCCATTTCTTCAATAACCTCTTCTGCAAAATCATCTTCTGGTGCCCATACCATTCCAGACTCAAATATAGGTGCAACACTATTCATCCTGGCTACCTTATCCTGTCCTCTACTCGGTGAGTATGAAGTAACAGGTATACCCATACGTCTGAGTTCATGTGTAAGCGGTGTACCAGAAGCCTTAGCTTCAATCAAAACACAATCTGGTTCCCAGTATCTGTATTCTTCTAGGGCAAGTTTTTTAAGCTCTGGAAAGTCAAACCTTACTCTTTTTGCATCTAAAAGTATGATTTCATCGTTCTGTTCGTCACCTCTGTTAAATATTGCCCAGGTTGTTATAGCTGAATAGTCGGCTGTTTCCTTTTTAGAAAAAGCTGTGTCATAACTTTGTATTACATAAGAATACGATGGCACATCTGCGTCTTCCCATCTATTCCACCATTCTCTTTTGACTATAGATCCTTCCTCAGCTGTTGGATTTTGCATCCACTGACTGTTCCATTTAGATATAGGTAAAGATGCTTTAACACCCAGCAGTTCTTCTTTTTTCCAAAACTCTGGCCATAAAGGTTTTTCAGAATCTGGCAAGATTGCAGGAAACTCAACGACTTCCCACTGATCAGCATTTTCATCGCCTTGTTTATTTAATACTTTACCAACCAGATCTTTTGTGCTCCATCTAGTCATTACTATCACAATAATTCCACCAGGCTGTAAACGCTGTCTTGGACCAGATGTGTACCACTCGTAAG